GGACGCGCTGGCCTACGTCGAGTCGATCATCGGCCGCGCTGTCGCAAGCCGGGACGAGATGACGCCCGAGGAGATCGCGCAGGTCAACGAGGCGCTGAGCATGCCGGTCGGGGAGGGGGCGTGAACGTCACCGACATCAAGTCCCGCACCGTCAAGACCTACACGCTCACGATCGAGGGCGGCGAGGTCCGCGAGGTCCGCTACTCCAGTGGCCGGCGATACCGCGTGACCCGGGTGGAGGTCATCAAGGCCGACGGCAATATCTCCGGCATCACGCTTTCTGGCCCGGTAGTCAAGAAGGACGGTACCGACTCCCTGAACAGCCACACCGAGCGCCTTTATCGCACCAATGAGCGACCCGACTGGCTGCTCGCCGCAATCAAGGGGCTCGCATGATCCGCCGCGCTGCTGAGATCAAGGACGTCGACCTCCGCGAAGGCCGACGGATCACCCTCACCGGCCACATCGCCGCCACCATCCCGGCGCCCGGCGAGGACGCGCTCTGGATCACGGTCAAGGTCGACGGCGCGTCCCAGGTCGAGATCCACCGGGAGGGGCCGTGAACCTCATCCCGACTCGCCGGACCCTCGCCCTCGCCGCCCACATGATCAGCAACGCCCGCGCGACCACTGGTGCCGATGCCGTGCTGCGAATGGGCGCTATCGACCCCGCACAGATCCCCGCGCTCATCGGCGTGCTGACCGACGCCGCTGCAGGTCGCGCACCACGGATCATCTCCCCGGACGGCGGGCGACCTGTTCAACGTGGACTGCCGATCAAGTGCCCCACGTGCGCTGCCGAGCCGTTCGACCCGTGCCGTGGACCGTCCGGTTGGGCCACCCGTCCGCACATCGCACGGCAGGGCAAGAGGTGCGCACACTGCGGCGATCCTGTCACGGCTGGCCGTTTCGACTACTGCAGCCCGGAGTGCTCGCAGGCGGTCAAGCGAGAGCGTGACCGGGCCTACTCCCTGGCCTACTCGCGCCGACGCCGCCAACTGGCCGAGGACGACCGAGCGCGGGAGGCATCGTGAACGCGGACCTGCTGCGACGTGCGGCGGCGCTGATGAGGGAGCGGGCCGAGGCTGCGACGCCCGGCGAGTGGGCGGCATATCGGAGCGGATCCGTTGCGGCGCGCGTTCCTGGCCAACGCATCGCCGAGACTGTCGCGAACACCTTCCCGACCGGCAATGGTCCGAAGCACAACGCCGCCCACATCGCCTCCTGGCACCCCGCCGTCGCGCTCGCCGTGGCGGACTGGCTGGACGAAGTGGGCGAGAACCTGAGCGATGGCATCGGCGCCTCGGTGACTGACGACGAGCGCCGGTCTGCACTCGCTGTCGCCCGCGCCTACCTCGGAGACCAGCCATGACCGCCCCCGAGGACATCTGGTGCCCCGTGTGCAACTGGCAGGCACCGCGGGCGAACGAGGTGTGCGAGCTGCACGGGGAGGAGGCGAATCCCCCGCAGGTACGGGGTTCTGAGCATTCGGCGCGGTACGATAGGGGCACAAATACAGACGGCCCCGGCGGTGCGCTAACACCGTTGTCCGGGGCCTCACCGATCAACAACCTTGAGAGCAGGTGATCGGCTGATGAGCACTATCGTGCCACCCCCAGCCCCCACGCAAGTTCAGCCCGAGCCGTACTACGCCGACGATTACGTCACGCTGTATCACGGCGATTGCTTCGACATACTTCACAACCTCTCGGGCGTCGGCGCCGTCGTCACGGACCCGCCCTACTCGTCGGGCGGCGCATTCCGGGGCGACCGCGCGATGTCCACGACAACCAAGTACGTCAACAGCGACACAGCGGCGTACCGCCCCGAGTTCGCGGGCGACAACCGCGACCAGCGTGGCTTCATGGCGTGGTCGACGATGTGGCTCAATGCCGCTCGGCAGGCGTCCGACCCCGGCGCCGTACTCGTGTCATTCATCGACTGGCGCAATCTGCCTGTTCTCACCGATTCGGTCCAGGCTGGCGGGTGGGTTTGGCGGAACCTCGGCACATGGTGGAAGCCCGGCGTGAGGATGCAGAGGGGTCGCTTCTCGTCGTCCGCCGAGTACGTGGTCTATGCGACCAACGGCCCCGTGATCGACGGTGCGGGCAGTCCACAAAACGTCATCAGCTGCAAGGTCGACGGTGAGCGCGACCACATCGCACAGAAGCCAGAGAGCGTCATGCAGTGGGCGCTGCAAGTAGTCCACCCCGAGGCCGTCGTCCTGGACCCGTTCGCCGGTTCCGGGACCACGCTCGTTGCCGCGAAGGCGTCGGGCCGCCGCTCCGTGGGCATCGAGGTGGACGAGCGCTACTGCGAGATCATCGCCAAGCGCCTCGCCCAGGACACCTTGTTCGGCGGTGTCGCCTGATGCCCTACCTCAACATCGACGACGGCATCGACGAGCACCCGAAGGTCGACGCGCTCTCCGACGCCGCCTACAGGCTCCTGTTCCGCGACATCTGCGAGTGGTCCCGCACGGGACGCGCCGATAATCCCTTCGTCCAGTGGTTGCTAGACGAGAAGCTGATTCGCCGCGCGCCTCGTCACTGGCTCCCCGAATGGTTGCAGGGGTCCGCGAAGCGATATCGCCTCAAGATCCCTGCGGCCGTTCGGCAGACGGTCTACGAACGCGACGGCCTGGCCTGTCGCCGCTGCGGCACGCCCGACGACCTGACGCTCGATCATGTCATCCCGTGGTCCGCCGGCGGCTCTGATGATGCGAGCAACCTGCAGACCCTCTGCCGCTCCTGCAACGCGCGAAAGGGGGCGAGGCTCTGATGGGCTGGGCCAAGATCGACGACCAGATGCACCGCAAGCGCAAGGTGCGCGGCCTCTCAGACCCCGCCTGGCGGCTCTACGTCTCAGCGATCATCGACTGCTGCGCCGAGTCATCCGATGGCGTGATCGAGGGCCAGTACCTACGCGAGCTGCTGCCGAACCACCACGAGAACCACGTCCGCGAACTGGTCGCCCGGGGACTCATCCACGACGCCCCGCGCTGTGACTCGGAGACCTGCCTGAGCAGCCAGGGACTACCGCTCGAGGACTCCGACCTGTACGTCATCCACGACTTCCACGAGTGGCAGATGACCCGTGAGGAATGGGACGTCAGGAAGCGCGCATCCGACAAGGCGAACCACGAGCGATGGCATGTCAAGAAGCGCGTTCGCAAGGAGGGCTGCCGTCTCTGCTATCCGATTCCGTCCGATTCGGAGTCCAAAGCGGAGTCCGCATCGGAATCCATAGGACGGACAGCATGACGGAGTGCGGATCGGAATCCAGACCTGACCTGACCCGACCTGACCTGACCAGATCCTTCTTGTCCGCTTGCGGGCCGTGGGTCATCACTCATTGCCCTGCCGTAACCACAGACCGCGCGCGAGCAGACCGACGAGCTTTGGACACATCGACTCACGGGACCGGCAGCGGCAAGCCGCGCCGACACGCCCACGCCCGCCGTCTCGCGCACGACGGTTCGAAGCCCCCGTTGCGCGAGCTGATCCAGGAGGACCGATGACCCAGCCAACCCAGACCTGCCTCCTGTGCGGCCGTGTCGAGGTCGTTCGCATGGACGGTCGTGGCTTCCCCCCTGACATCGCCAAGCGGAGGCTGCGGAAACGCTGCGCTGAGGCCGGATGTCCCTGCGACCCCAAGTATCTCGCAGGCTTCGCGTTCGGCGGGCCGATCCGAGGGATGACCGCCGAGCTGATCCCCACCCGACCCGAGCACGAGGAGAGCGACCATGCGTGAGACCGAACCGACTGGCGCGTTGGCGCGCTACTGCCCCTGTGGCCACACGGCGAACTACCACCGAGGCACGCCTGAACTTGCACGGCAGTACGGCTGCACAGGCACGGAGGGCAACAAGTCCGGGGCACTCGGCGCCTATCACTGCCGCTGCTCAGCGACCCTGTCGGACGTGATCGCTCACGGCACGTCCACACCCCCCGCTGGTCGGAACGCGACGTGGTCCGCATGACCGCACCCGACGCCCGGCCCGCCCAGGCCGGAGGGGCGAGGCTGCGGGAGGAGGAGCGGGAGGCGCTGCTCGACTGCGCCTTCGGTATGCAGCCGGGGATCGGTCAGCAGTTCAACGCTGGGATTGCCGCGAATCGCATGATGCCTTTCGTCGAGCGCATCAAGGCCGCTGCCTACGCCGAGGGACGGCGAGACGCACTGGCCGAGGCTGCCGAGGCAAGGATGGCCTACTCGAAGGAACTCCGCGAGGCGTTCCGCGAGCACAATGCGAACCGTGACCTAGCACGGTTGCAGCCGCGCAGGCCTGATCTGAGGACTTGGGCCGACGCGCTTGAGTCAACTAGTCACTGGCTCCGTGCCCGCGCC